CTCGCCGGATATCGTCCTTAGCCCGTTTTGCTCTCCGACCCTCGCGACATGGAGTTTTGCTCAAGCCGTTTCTGGCCCTCCTCCATCGGCACTATCCTCGGCCCCAAGATCGGCCGTGTACTGGCCAAGACTTTCTGGTCACTTCGAGTCATGTCCCACGCCTACGCCATGGCACACGTGCGCGGCATCGCCCTTGGTATGATGCCCGACACAGCGCACATCCCCGTGCTGCGCGTCCTCATGCCCCGACTCGTCGCCCTCACTTCCGGCCACGAAGCGAAATTCGATCCCGCTCAGCGCATGGAGCATCGCTTCCACGTGTCTCGATCCGCAATCGTTTGTGATGAGACCTGGTCCTTCGTCGAACACGTGTACCGACTGCCCGCCAACGTCTTCTGGGCTGCCGAAAAATTCATCGATGAGTGCCTCATCGAGCTCCCCGCCCTTCTGGACGAACCGCACATCAACATGATTGCTGCCGTCGACGTGCCGACGAAGTCCAAGCCCTTCCGCCGCACCTCCCAAGTCATGGCTGAACCAGCCACTTTCGAAGAAAGTCATGACTACTGGCTCCAGACCCGCCCCGCCTCGACCATGAGCATTCTCGGAGTCATCGGTGGCCTTGCCGCCCCCTTCTACGAGGAAGTCCTCAAACGACAATTCCACAATGTCGTCGAGTGGTTCGAACTCGCCCTCAACCTCTCAGAAGGCAATGTCGCCGGCGCCCTCGTCACCTTCGTCGAACATTACCGCTGGCGCGGAATGCCTTTCGATGACGCCGTGATCTGCCACTTCGTCCACAACCTCCTCGTCTCAGTTGTGCCCGCAGGAGAGAACCAGCCGTTCTATCACACGATCCTCAAAGGCCTGATTCTCGCACTTGTCTGCCCCGAATCCGGCGGCTTGTGGCCCATCGGCAAGATCACCTCGCTGCCTTTCAGCACCTTCCAAGGATGGTTGCACCGCTGCTTCGTGACCATCCCCACCCTCGTCCTCGAGCGCATTCGATCGGGTGGGCTCTACGGTGTCCTCTACCACAGCATCCTCGATGGCTCGCTTCAAGCTGGCCTCATCGCGCTTGCTAAATCGTGCA